AGGTGCTCATACCTTAGAAGAATCAAAACAAGAAGTTACCAAAGCTAAAGAAGCAGCAGAAGCTTCTAAAGAAGCGTTTGCTAAATCAGAAGCTATTGATGGTGACAATAGTAGCCTAAAAGATACTGAAGCGGATGTTAATAAATCAAATGCTTTAGCTGAATACATTACAGAAAACTATAAGAAATAATTAAAGGATAAAAATAATGGCAACATTAGATACTTTCAAGTCTGACGTAGTACTTGGCAAAGTTCAATCAAGCGACCTTGGCTACGGTGTAGATGAGGTAACAGTAACAATTGAAGCTGGTATGAAAATGGGTGCAGCTTTAGAATCTACTTCTGTAGCTGGTAAGTTCACTTGGGTAGTGGCTGGCACTGTAGACGACTGTGATGCAGTTTTAATCGACCCTCAAGCAGAAGGTTATGACGGTGAACTACCTGCTGGTGATTACACTTTAGTGGTTGCTCGTCGAGGTCACACAATTGCAGAAGATAAATTTGCTCTTAAGAGTGGTACTGCTGAAAACAAAAAATCAGCAATCGCAGCTTTCGAGAAAGCAGGTATGAACAAAGTTACTGATAAAGTGCTTGGTTAATAAAAGGATAATAAGAAAATGGCAAACGCACGTAATACAGATTTTACTCTAGTAGACTATACTAAAGAGATTCAATTATTCCCTAAAGTATGGTCTTTAGTATCAGGTATGAACTTGTTCGATACTCACAATATCACAACTACTGTAGCTCAAATCGAATATGTACAAGAAAAGCTAGCTGACATTCAATCACGTAAGCGTGGTGGTGATCGTAACTTTGTTACTTCAGAAGATGCTCGTACTAAAAACCTTAACACTGCTTTCTTCCCATTAGATCGTAGCATTACAGCAGCAGATATTCAAAACTTCCGTGAATATGGTACGGGTAATACCTCTAAAACAGTAACTTCAGAGGTTGCTCGTGTTATGGCACGTATCCGCAGTTCTCATGCTCTTTTACGTGAAAAAGCAATGGCTTTAGCTATTCAAGGTATTGGTCTTGAAGGTGCTGGTATTGGTGTTGACTACGACTACTATGCGGAATTTGGTTTCACACAAAAAACTGCTAATGTAGATTTCACTGATGTAGCTACAGACCCTAGCACTATTATTGAGAAAGACGCTCGTCGTCACATCATCCGTCAAGCGCAAGATGGTAAAGATAGTCACGCAGCTTATAATGTAATTGCTTTCTGTGGTGAAGATTGGTTCTCTGCTTTCATTGCACACCCTGATATTGAAGAAGCGTATAAGTATTTTGAATCAAGTCAAGATCCTCTACGCAAGCGTTTAGGCATGGAATCTGAAGGTGATTCAGTAAGAGTATTCAAACACAAAGGCGTAACGTACATTGAAGACCTTTCTGGTAACTTCGCTGCTGGTGAAGCTTATATTCTTCCAGAACGTATGCCTGAAATGTTCCGAGCTTATTACTCTCCTGCAGATGACGCAGAGTACGCTAATACCGCGGGACAAGATTTATACTTGTTCTACAAAGAGAGTCGTTTTGATCGTGAATACAAAGTTGAATCAGAAACATCATTCTTGATGGTTAACACTCGTCCAGACCTTGTTGTTAAGAGTACTGGTACATTTGCGTAATAAACTAATGTAATAAATAAGCCCCTCCTCTGTTGTTGAGAGAGGGGCTTTCTTGTTTTTAAACCTTTTAAATCCGAATGGATAAGTAACTTACGGAGTTATACCTAATGAATAAATTTTACAAAAAAGTAGTTGGTAAAAAGGAAATGATTGACCAACTTTCATCTTTATCTAGTAAATTAGATACACAAGCCATGCTAGAACATCTTAAAACAGCAGGTCCACGTAGGTTGTACGTTGTAGATAATAACGGTAAAGTGGTGTCTTGTGATAATTTCAAGAAGTTCACTTCGATTATCTGTATGATTACAGGGTTAGAATTATTACCTAAGATTAGTTTTAATCAAGGTCAAGTGTACCACATCTTCTCTAAGAAAGATTATTGGCAAGAAAAAGAAGAAGTTGAATCTCCTGTAGAAGATAAAGAAGAAATTATAGTAGAAGATAAAGCTGTCAACGAAGAATCTGATATTGAAAAGTATAAAAGTCTCTTAAATCTAGATGATGTTAGTGGTAGTAAGAAAGCTTTACATGAAGCTGTTAAGAAAGACCACGGCATAGAGATTAAAAAGAATCAAAAGTTCGAGGCGATGCTAGAAGAATTAGCTTCTCATTTGGAGAAGTAGTATGGAAGAATTAATTCAAAAGATTTTAATGGCAATGGGTTTATCAGAAGGTGATATTCCTCAAGATGTCATTGAGTATTGGTTGAACGCTTGGCAAGAAGTTTATCCCGATAATGAGTGTCTTGTGCTTCACAACACTGTCCTTAGTTTGTATGAATGGCTTATTCGTCAAAGTGCTAAAGATGCAAGCGGTGGTGGTAAAGTAAAAGAGAAAGAAGGTTTAGCTGAAATAGAGCTTGATCGATACAATAAAAGTGTTGATTGGGAAAAAGCTCTTGAAGATTACCTTAAAGCCCCTTGGTTGGCATTCCCATTCTGTAAAGCAGAGTTATCTAAAGGTATTATCAACCGTGTTAAAGTTGGTGGTGTCCGTAAAGACGAAATTTGTAAGATTAAACGTGACAAGAATATTCGTGATGGTGGTGCTAGTGAAGTAAGTGGTGTTAGACAACCTAATGCTATGAGATACAGAAGAACTGGTTCTAGAGATTCATTCCTAATCAAAGACGATGATTGTAACGATTGCTAATATTTCTTATCAGTGTTATAATTACCCTGTAAAATAATCATTTCTAAAAAGCCCCTTTCTTGGGGCTTCATTCCTATAGTGCAATTCCTGCACAACAATTCAAAAAAACAAACAATTCATTATCCTTATCATTATCATTATAAAGGAAAACAATATGGCTAGAGTTATAACTGTTGGTGTTCCACCTAATACTTGGGTAGATATCAACACTGTTTCTGGTATAGCAGTTGGATCTTCTATCACTGTCCAGAATATTAGCACAGTTTGGGTGAACATACAAGAAAGCCCAAGCGAACCTACAGAAGAAAGAGAAGGTAAAATTATCACTAATCTTGACAAATCTAGTGCAGAGGCTCTAGTTAAAAGCGGATCTGATAAAATCTGGGTACGCTCTACACAAGAAGATCGTGGGGCTATTGTAGCAGTACAGGAGGTGTAATATGTCAATTATTATGGGTGAAGGTTGTTATCATGGTAGCGGATCGGGAGCACAAAATGGTTTTGCAGACTATAACGATTCAGTAACCGCAATAACACCGATATTTTTACCTGCAAATACGTGGACTACTTTAACAAATGACGGTGCGGGTGCATCTACTAATCTTGGTTATCTGCCTACTGGGGCTGCTCAATTAATGGACACATCAACGGGTCAGTTTGATTTTTCGGGCTTAAAGCTTGGTGATAATTGCTTTATACGTAATGATTTTAGTGTTACACCTCAGACCAACAACGCACTTTTAAAGCTCAGGTATCAACTAGGAGCAGGGATTAACGCTTACACCCTAGAAACCATACTAGGTAGGCTTGATAGCGGTAGCGGCATTCTATACAGGTTTTCACTAGTACCACAGATGATCTATATGGGTGACTTAAACACAAAAGACAATCCGATAACACTGCAAATAAATCTCTCGTCAGCGGGAACTGCTGTTAATGCGGGTTCAGCTATAGGAGTGGTAGTAAGATGATAAGACTATACAGAGACGACGAGGCGCGAAGTATCTTTATAGAAGATGACAATGGTGCTCAATTTACTAACTCTTTACAAGCTGTAAAACACTCAGATGATACTATTTCAGTGAGAGACCTCTCACGTAATATAGATATAGTTAGTTCGGCTCTATTTACAAAGTTTGTTAATGAGAACGGTGGTGGTTATGGCGGAGATCCAGATGAAACTGTTAATGCTTTAAATGCAGAGTTTGTGACGAGCGGTACAGCTACAGGTGAAGTTCCTGTGATTACAAGCAGCCTTGCTGTTAGCTTGGTAGAGGGTGAGACTCTGAACTACGAACTTACAGCGGACTACGGAGTTAGTTATGAATGGGATTTCTCCAGTGTTTCGGGCATTGCCACGGTGGATGGCAACAACAGGAAAATAATTGGAGGCAGTTCACTAGCTGCGGGTACTTACAACATACCTGTCAAAGCTATTAATTACAACGGAGAGGACAGTGAGACCATCGTCCTTACTATTAGCACACCACCTTTTGCCAACACTAAAAGCGTAAGATTCTCTAATCAAGATTGGGCTGGCGCAAACGCTTCACAGCTAGAACATGTCCTAGGCAGATCAAGCAACGGTTCAGGTAGCGGAGACGCTTGGACAATATCTTTGTGGTATAAAGCCTCATCTGAAAATCAAGGTCAGGTGCTATTTTACTATGGTAGTAACGACATATCTAATGACGGTTACATAGAACTTCGCCAGATAAACTCTTCGAACGGGAAGTTGTTACGTCTTAGGTATGGATCTAACAATAATAACTTGAGATTGCAAACACCCGCAGGAAGCTTAACCTCTGGGGCGTGGCAGCACATACTGGTTAGTTATGACGGAGGTACTACGGGTTCGTCTAGTGGTAGCCTGAATGACTACTATGGTAGGTTTACAATAAAACTAAACAACGTAACGCAAACAACAAACAACAGCCACTCTAATTACGGATGGAGTGGATCCATAATAGGTCAGAACGCAAGAATGAGCAGATTTGTAAGTGGTAATTCACTACGTAATGCGAATATTGACGAATTCGCGCTATGGGATAGTGACCAAAGTTCAAACTCTAACGATATATACAACAACGGCACTCCTTTCAACCTAACCACTCTATCCGCAAAGCCGAAACACTGGTGGCGCATGGGTGATGGTGATACGTATCCATTACTTCAAGATAGCGGGACAGAGGCGAATTGCACATTCGTTATGTATAATATGACAGTCGCAGACATTGTTAGCGACGTTCCACAAGGGGTGTAGTATGACTATTACTATTGGAGGTGTCTCTGGAGCAGCATCAATTGGAGATACAAATGAAGTACCAAATGAATTATGGTATTATGACAAAGATGCAAATAGACTTGTTGCTAAAGTTCCTGTACAGACAACATTAAGTAGTTTATTTCTAGAAGATCATATACGTTTGTCTAGTACAGGAACAAATCTTGCAATAACTAATTTAGAAACAGGAGATTATAGTTATCCTGTAGGAACAGTAATTCACGACCATCGTCAATCAATAAATAGAACAGAAGTTGGCATAGAAAATCCATCAGCGCATGTGTTTGGTGCACCAATTGATGATGGTTCTGGTGGTTTCGAGCCAAGGGGTGCTCCCGCCAGTA